TCCTTCACGGGCTTCCCTTTCTTCTACGATGGCCGCTTTCAGCATCCCCCGGTCGAGTTCCAGCAGCGGCCTCGTGTACATCTTGAGCGTGATGTCGATGAGGCGCAGTTCCTTGGGCGGGAACCCGGGCATCAAGCGATCAAAGATCGCTTCGCACAACGCCACGTCGTGCTTGCAGTAGTCAGCCAGTTCCTGCTCCACCTCGAAGGAGATGGACTCCAACATCCCGTCCGTGCTGTGCACCGCCTGACCCTTGGGTGGGAGTTCAAACTCGGCAGCAAGCGTAGCCAGACTATTACCCACCTCGATGCCGCGCAGCGCGCGGGCCATGCTGAGCGTGTCGAAGATGAAGGCGGGTTGAACCCCGAAGCGCCAGGACAGGATCGTCACGTCGAACTGGGCGTTGTGTGCCAGGACTGCCGTCTCGTTCCAATTTATTCCATCGGCCCACGCCTGGATGTCCTTGCCGCGCACCCAGACGGCAGCACCTTCTTCCCCCACCTCTTTCCAGCACAACCCCCAAGCCTTGAAGCGCGGGTCGCGGACGTACTCCTCGGTGGTCATCTTGGACAGGGTGTATTCCTTCCTGTCCCAGGCAGTCTCAAAGTCAAGCGCGATCACTCGCGTGAAAGGTAGGCTCATGCTTCTCCTTAGTGTTTTGTTTCTGTCTCAGTCGTGATCGCGTCCTCGATGAAGACGTTGAGCGCCGTGTTGACTATGCGCACCGACTCGTCGTATGAGGCGTTCAGCCCCATCGTCGTCATGCACTCGCCCTTCTCAAGCAGTATGAGCACGCCTTGCGTGTTGTCTTCCGAGAAGGCGCGGAACAGCGTCTTGATGGCGTGGATCAGCGCCTCCTTCTTCTCCGGCTCCATGTTGGCGACCTCCGCCTCCATGTAGCGCCCGTAATCTTCATTGTTCATGTAGTTGACTCCTAGCATCTAACCACCCCTGTAGTTCGTTGATGTTGTCCTCGTTGATCACGAGGGTCGTGCCGCCTGCCGTGCGTATCTTGAGCATCTCGGCTTCCTGCAGGGCGGTTGGTTTGTTCTTGCCTGCCTTGCACTCGATGGCCAGGAAGTGGCCATCGCAGCAGGCGATGATGTCGGGGATGCCCACCCTACCGTAGCCCGAGGCCACGGGGAAGAAGTAGTAAACCTTATGGGCATTGAGCAGTGTCACGCACTGCTTCTTGACCTTGACTTCGGGGGTTGTAGCCATCGGGCAACTCCAGTTTGTAGACCCACAAGCCATCGCGTATGCGCTTCCTGTGGACGGTGTATTCACCGAACTTCTTCTTGCGAAGGTCGCGTATGCGGGCGCTGACCGAGGCATCGGAGCCGCCACATCGAACCACCAACTCGGCCAGCGTGTGCCACTGGCCATCGAACATCACATCTCGAACACGGCCTAGCTGCGTGAGCAGCCTATCCTTGTCTTTCTCTGGGTCGTAGGTGACCCCGCCAAATAAGCCCATTGCTTTCTCCTTTGGTTGTGGGTGAGGGGGTGATGCAGATTCCTAGCCCCCTCGGTCTAGGTAAACGGATGCTTGCGCAGCAAGTACTTTCAGGCGGCACTGTGCAAGCGGTAAAAGTGGGTCGCATCTGCAAGGCTTGCCACCGTTACCAAACCAACGCGCCGCCTATGATTTCTTTGCCTGCTCTACCTCAAGCAGCTTGTCGATGTAGTGGCGCGCCTTCTTGAGGTCTTCTATTCCGTTCTTGTGTCGCCATCGACTGAGGTACTTGACGGCGTTGCCATCCAAGTAGCCAAGATTCCAGTCAATGATGGCGTCCCAGGGTTCGATTTGGAACTGCTTGTAGTGGTTGCCCGCGACTTGCGTATCGTTTGCTCGTGGCGGTGGGGGTTGTTGTGCAGGTCCAGCCGCAGGTCTTTCGGCGTCCCCACTGTCGTGAACCTTTGTTTGCACTGTGAGCATTCATATCTCCTTCTCTTCAGGCCACCAGTTGTGGCTCTAACTTCAAGGGCGTGGGCTCTCGCTCCACACTCGGGGCACTGCATGATGTCAACATCTCCATGAGTTTGATCTGCTTCTTCTTGGTGCGGTAGGCACGCTGCCGCTCGGCCTGCGTCTTCTTCTGACGCCGCTTGTCGTTGCCCACACCAAGTTTGTAGATTTTCGCCAGATCACGGCCACGTGGGTCTTTCTCCCAGGCAGCAATATGGGCGGCACCCGCGCGATGCAACTCCCTGGTGTATTGGCACACGGTCACGTAGTGAAGGCCCGTCATCTCAGCCAGTTCGGTACACGTGTAGGTGCCTTCGAGGAGGAGCTTGATCAACTGCGCCTGCATGATCGCGTTGATCTTGATCTGGCGCTTGCCTTTGGGGCTTGGTGGGTTCAAGTTTTTTTCCTTAATCGAATCAGTTCGTCAAGCATCCGCTCCATCTGATCTGCGGCGTGTAAATGGAACGGGCTGATGGGGATGGCGCGTGCGAGGGTTCTCATCATGCCGATGGTCACCCGCGCTGATCTCTCAGACACTTTTTGTTTTGGCTTTGGCTCCGCATCGATCTGCGCCAGTACCTTGGCCCCTTTCTGGTTTGCGTTGTGGTCGCCGCTCATTCCCGCCCCCTTGCTCTGATGGCGGCGGCGATGTACTTCGGGTGCTGCACAGCCATGTCTTCAATCAACTCCGCACACGCCTCACGTTCGGCCAGTACAGCCTTCTCAATCAACTCCTCTACGCTCACGGTCAACATCTCTTCCGGTATCTCGCCCACCTGCATCTTGCCGTCGGCGTCTTGGTAGTAGCCGTAAGTGCGGAACTTGTACTCAGCCATGAAGGTCTGCTTTCGCATGTGCTCCACTGCACGCATGGCTGTCAGTTCACCAAGGTAGTCGTAGCAGAGCGTCTCCAGGCGTTTGTTCTCCGCATGAAGGCGGCGCAGTTCAGCAGCGGCTTCTTCGTGATGCGCGGATTTCTTCAGGTCGTTGTCAATCAATTCAGCCAATCTCAACGCTTCACTCATACCAACCCCCACAAATAACTGATCAACATCATCAGCGTCACGAACGGGGCGAGGAACACCACGACCAAGACGGTGATCAGCCAGTACAGGACGATGAATTCACCAAGCCATTTCATGTAAGCCACCCCGCCCAGTGCAGGAAGTACACCAGGGCGAAGAACAGGAAGCCAAGGGCGCCCAGCATGGCGGCGAGCCAGCCCAGTTCGTCGAGTCCGTCATCTTCGTTGAGTCTCTGCATGGTTTGCTCCTATGGGTTCAGGCCGCTACCCGCGTAGCGTCTGCCTGTTTACTATTGATTCGGTTATCCACCTCTTCGAGCAGTTCAGCGATGTCCTGATCGAGCAGGTGCAGCTTCTGCGACCAGCGGGCGATGGTCAACTGGATGTCGCGCAGCAGTTCCTCCTTCTGGGATTCGTTGCTTATGACCTCCGACGTGAGGCGGTAGCCTCCGCCACTCTCTCGATCAGTCGGCAGACTGACGAACGCCCGCACGGATACGGGCTCGCCCTCCACCAGCGTGATCTTGCACCGCTGAATCAGCGAGCGTGCCTGCTCCCTGCGGTAGTTCTCAGCAGCCTTCGTGTCGTCCCACTCAAAGTGTTTGTGCAGGATGCTGTCGGCACTGCTTGCCTCAGCGATCACGTCCTCTACCTTGAGCACGCCGCCGTTGCGCCGTGCCATGTCAGTCAAAAGTTTCCGTTCCTCTTTCATGCTTTCTCCTTAAAAAGTTAAATGCCTGCGGTACCACACCGCGCCCGGCCCTGCGATGCCTTTCCTTGCCTTACCTGCCGTGCGTTGCCTCGCTTCGCCGCACCTCGCCCGTCCAAGCCGGGCCTTTCCTGACCTGCCTCGCCTAGCCTTACCTGACCGCACTGGAACCCGCCTAGCCTTGCCTGCCGTGATGTGCCATACCTAGCCCGACGCTGCCGCTCCGAGCCCTGCCAAGCCTGCCTTGCCGAAACATGCTCTGCCCTACCAGAACTAGACTAGCCCAGCCCCGCCTGCCTTGCCGTACCCAACCGTGCCTCGCCCGAACCCGCCTGTCCACGCCAGACCTGCCTTGCCTGTCCGGGTCGATCCAAGCCCCGCGCCGCCTTGACGCACCTGCCTTGCCTCGCCACGCGCTGCCGAAACGCGCCTATTCGCGCCTAGCCCCGCCTGCCTTGCTGAACCGTACTGCACCGCGCCTAGCCAGGACGAGCCGAACCTGCCTAACCGGGACGGGCCTGTCGATACCAAGACGAGCCTAGCCTGCCTTATTGGATGCCGTACTTGGCGACCACTTCCTTCTCCCGATCACTCGGGACTACGTTGAACAGACCGAACCCGCATCCGGCAGAAGCCTTGCTGTCGGGACGGCCTGCACCGATACCCACTTGCATCCCACACCGGGAGACAAGGTTCAAGACATCGGCCATCTTGAACTGATCCATGTCGTACCGGACACGCAGACGCGCGGCCCAGTTGCGATACATGGGACGGGAACGCACATCGACCACACCCGTAGCGTTACGAGTATGCGCCGTGTAAACCTGACTCTCGCCGTAGATGCGCACGAGGGGGACGCCATCGTTCTTGTCGAACCCATCGGCCTCGATGAACGCAGACAACTTGGCCAGCGTCATCTTGAACCCCACGAGTCGGCAGGCGCTGATCATGGCGGCACGGAACGCGGCGGCGTTCATGCCCTCCCACCCATCGATGCTGCGATAGCGCGCCTCTTCGGCTTCCTTGTCGTAGTCCCGTGCGTCGCGGGCCTTCTTGTTCTTGGCTGACTGGCCCTCGGCCATCTTGGCCATGAGTTCAGCCTTCTTGCTGAACCGCTCCACCACCAGGGGCGCAGCGCCCTCGATGTAGAAGTCGGTGACGCCGAACTTCGGCGGGCTGATGATGCAGGTTTCTTCTTTGATCATTGCTTTCTCCTAGAACAGTGCTGGTGGTAGTCCCGCCACCGGATCGGGTTTTTGTTGTTTTGGTTGCTTGTACGGTCGGCCCTTCCACGTTGGGAAGGGCCAGACCTTGGGTGGTGGGTCTAGTGCTTCTTGGGCAGGTCGAGTGGTTTTGCGAGTAGCCATCGGTCACCCAGTTGACGAACGCTCTTGACCCACTGCCGTTGGTTGTGGCGCTGCGTGTGCAGCGGCACATAGTCCACGGCGAACAACTCACGTACCAGTTTCAATGCGCGTGTTTTCATTCTGCTCTGTCCTCCTCGGTTCTTTCCGCTTCGTTGATATCGGTGATGTCCCAGTCGGCTTCATCGGGGTCGCCATCGACGTACTCCTCCAAGTTGTTGAGGAGCTTTTCCGCTGCTTCTTCCGCAGAGGTGCCGCTGACGACAACGGTGATGTA